ATGAATCACAATCCATTGACACCGAGTTGTTGCCATGCGAGTCTCGTTCAGCTCTTTGTTCGTGAAGGCCGAGTCCATATGACGCATTATCAACGAAGTGCAGACTTACTTTTAGGTGTACCGCACAACTGGATTCAGTATTGGGCCTTGTTGCTGTACTTCGCTCGTCATTCCGAGTTAGAAGTGGGTTCGTTACGCTGGATTTTTGGTGATGCCCACATTTATCATGAACCGTCACACCTGGATGCCGTGAAGCAACTGTTACGGATTCCGGTGCAACCAGAGGTTGACAACTCATTCAATTTGCGGTATAATCCGGTTGTACAAAGTACAGGGGTTCCAGAGTTTAAGGCCCGTGACTTTGTGATGGAAGGGATAATTCCTGAACCCAAAGTCTTTACGAAACCGAAGTTATTATGAGTGCGCTGATTCTGGTGCGGTTCATTCACCAGAATCAACGACTTCCCTTCACAACCAACGCGAGTGATTGCGATGAGCAAGCTAGAGAATAACCTGATACCTGTATTCGAGTCAACGATTAATTCAGACGCTGTTGATTATAGTTCACTTTATAATGAGATGAAAAATATTGCCCTACTTGAGGAGGCCGCAAAATTGGCATATACTGACCATAAGCTTGCTTTGTTGTTATTGAAGAAAATCGATACCGAGTTTGTTTATTTAAAAGACTCTGTTCTTTGGTTGATTCAAACGATCAAGCAAAGCGATATTCCAAATGAATTTCATTTGCATAAGAAGTTTTTTGATAACTTAAGTCAGTTGATACCAAATGCTAAAGTTGTAAAGGAAGATGTTATTAGAGAACATAGACCTGATGGATTTATAGAAATAAACAACGAACTATATGTTGTTGAGATGAAGTTAAAAAAGTTTGACTGTTCGGCATTAAAGCAAATATGTAGATATATGAGAAACTACGCTGCAAAAGGAGTTGCGGTTTCTAAAGAATTAACGTGTGTTCTTCCAGATGACATTATTTTTATTCAGTTATCTGTTTAACACTTTCGAGTATCACTGAGCCTTTAATAAACACCGAGAGTTGAATGATCGACTTTCGGTAAGGAAAACGAATGAAGATTGAGATGATGGCGATTGATCGAGTGGTGCCTTACATCAGGAATCCACGCATCAATACCGAAGCCGCAGTTTCTAAAGTCAAGTCTTCACTGCACGAGTTTGGTTGGCGTCAGCCGATTGTGGTTGATAAGGAGTACACGATTGTTGTCGGCCACACTCGGTATCTCGCAGCAAAGCAACTTGGATTGACCGAAGTTCCCGTTCATGTGGCAGATAACCTGTCGCCTGCACAGATTCAAGCCTATCGCATTACCGATAATCGTTCGGCCCAAGAATCAAAGTGGGATGACGAGTTATTGAAGATTGAGCTGAGTGATTTGAAGTTAGCGAGTTTTGATTTGTCATTAACTGCTTTTGATACGAGCGAGATTGATCTATTTATTAAAAACGATGAAGTTATTGATGTAGTTAATGATACTCAAACGAAAGAAATCGATACTGATGATTTTGTAATGGATCATAAATGTCCAAAATGCGGATTCGAGTTCGATGATAAAACCTGATTGTGCTTGGAACCTGACTGACTTAGCCGAAGTTCCGAAAAACGGAGTCAAGGTGATGTCTACCTTCGCCTGCGGTGGCGGTAGCAGCATGGGCTACAAGCGGGCCGGTTGCAGTATCGTAGCGGCCAATGACATTGATCCTGAAATGGCTTGGCACTACAAGCATAACCTGCATCCGCAACTGTATTACCTCTGCCCGATTCGTGATCTGTTGACTGCACAACTCCCTGATGAACTCTTTGCGCTGGATATTCTCGATGGTTCGCCGCCGTGTTCCACTTTCAGTATGGCCGGGAGTCGGGAAAAAGCCTGGGGCAAAGAAAAGCACTTCCGAGAAGGGCAAGCCAAGCAGGTGTTATCCGACCTGTTCTTTGACTACCTGGATTTGGTGGAACGCCTCAAGCCGAAAGTCGCCATTGCTGAAAACGTCAAGGGCATGATTATCGGCAACGCCAAGGGCTATACAAAACTGATCATGGCGCGGTTCAAAGAGATTGGTTATCGCCCGCAACTTTTCCTGCTGAATGCCGCCGATTGTGGCGTTCCGCAACGCCGGGAACGAGTGTTTTTCTGTGCGCTGCGGAATGACATCGACAGGCCGCTGTTGAAGTTAGCGCCACAGCATCGCTGGATTAGCGCGGGGGAAGCGACAGAAGATATTGGATTAAAGGTGAAAGGGCTATTCCTCGTTACGGCTGGAAATGAGCGTCATGTTGTTAATTTCAGACTTCCTATTCATGATCCATATTCACAACCTAGTCCATGCTTAACGGCTACGAATAACTCTTTTGACCTTATATCGAAAGACAGAAAGACAGAAAAAAGAGCGTGGACATTCAAAGAGTATATTCGACTAGGCTCCTTTCCTGATGACTACCACGCCAAGACGGACAAGATCGGCAAATACATGATCGGGATGTCCGTACCGCCGAAAATGACGGAGCAAGTGGCGCGGGCGGTCATTGACCAATGGTTGATTCCCAATGCCCCGTAAATCCGCCACTGATACCCCCGGCAATGGCGCGGAATGCGCCAAGCTCCTCAATCTGACCTTGCCGCAGTGCTATAACCTGGCGAACAGCGGCACGATTCCCGCATCAGACAATGGCGTCTGGAACCTGGCCGCTTGCGCCCATGCCTACATCAAATATCTCCAAGGCCGGGCCGGGGAAGAAAAGCGCGATTATGCGGTAGAACGAACCCGGCTCACCAAGGCACAAGCCGACAAAGTGGAAATGGAAATCCAGGTGTTGGCCGGCGAACTCCTGCCCGCCACCCTCGTTGAAACCGTCTGGGGCAACATGACCAGTGCCGCGCGGCAACGTCTGCTGGCCGTTCCCTATCGCATGGCGACCGCCGCCCTGTCCGCTGATAGTTTTTCGGCCATTGAAACCGCTGCGGCGGAACTGATCCGCGAGGCGTTGAATGAATTGCACCACTATGACCCCGCCGATTACCGAACCGCTGTTATTGCCGAGGCACTTGAAACGGGGCTGGATGTTTCAACCGCCGCCGCGCCTGACCGTCAGCCAGTGGGCGGATCAACACCGCCGGCTAAGCAGCGAGTCCAGCGCCGAACCCGGCCAGTGGCGCACTGACCGCGCGCCGTATCAGCGGGGGATGATGGACGCACTGAACGACCCCGCCGTGCAGACCGTCGCCGTCATCAAAAGTGCGCAGGTGGGTTATACGGAGTGCCTGCTCAATATACTAGGGTATTACATCAGCCAAGACCCCAGTCCGATTCTGTTGGTGAACCCGACCCTGGAAATGTCCGAATCCTTTTCAAAGTCCCGCCTCGCGCCGATGTTGCGGGATACGCCGGTGTTGAAAGGCAAGGTCTCTGACCCGCGTTCACGGGATAGCGGGAATACTCTGCTGGCAAAGAATTTCCCCGGCGGTATCCTCGCCATGGCCGGCGCCAACTCCCCGGCGGGCCTCGCCAGTCGCCCAATCCGCATTGTCCTCTGTGATGAAGTTGACCGTTTCCCCGCCAGCGCCGGGCCGGAAGGCGACCCGGTGAATTTGGCGATCAAGCGCAGTGCCACGTTTCAAAACCGCAAGATCATTCTCGGTTCAACCCCGACCGTCAAAGGTCTATCCCGCATCGAACAAGCCTATCTGGCCTCTGACCAGCGCCGGTACTACGTCCCCTGTCCGCACTGCCAGCACTACCACCATCTGCAATGGGCGAATGTGCATTTCGATCCGACGCATCCGGAACATGCCGCCATGGCCTGCCCGGAATGTGGCGGAATGATCGAAGAAAAGCACAAGGGCGTCATGCTGGCAAAGGGCGAATGGCGGGCCGAAAACCCCGGCGTTAAGGGCATTGCCGGCTTCCACATCAACGAACTCTATAGCCCGTGGCGGCGATGGTCGGATGTGGTCACTGATTTTCTGGCGGCGAAAGGTCAACCGGAAACGCTCAAGACCTGGATTAACACCTCGCTGGGCGAAACATGGGAAGAGCAATCTGAGAAATCCGACCCTGCCACCCTACTCTCCCGCCGCGAAAACTACACATCAGCCCGCTTGCCGGCTGGAATCCTCTATCTGACATGTGGCGTGGACTGTCAAGATGACCGGCTGGAACTAGAGATCGTCGGCTGGCGGCAAACCAGCCGGGATGAACCGCCGGAATCCTGGGGAGTGGAGTATCACGTCTTGCGAGGCGACCCGGCGCGCACGGCGGTTTGGGAGCAACTGGACGGGATACTCAAAGGCGAATGGCGTACCGAAGATAACCGGCTATTGCGCATCCAAGCGGCCTGTGTCGATTCCGGCGGCCACCATACCGCACAGGTTTACGCCTTCTGTAGTGAGCGCAAAGGCCGGCATATTTACGCCACGAAAGGCATGGCCGGGCCGCGCCCGGTCTGGAGTCACAAGGCCGGCAAGTCGCAAAAGTACAAAGCGCAGGTCTGGCATATCGGCGTAGATACCGGCAAAGACGCCTGGTATGCCCGGCTGCGCATTGCCGATTTTGGGCCGGGCTATTGCCATTTTCCCATCGCCTACAACGAGGATTATTTCGACATGCTCACGGCTGAGCAAGTGCGCACGAAGTACAGCAAAGGCCATCCCGTGCGGGAATGGTTTTGCCCCCACGGACGGCGGAATGAACCACTGGACATCCGTGTTTACGCCCTGGCGGCCTTGCTATCCCGTCCCGTTAACTGGGCCGCGATGGCTGGGCAACCCGTCACGCCGATCAGCAAGCCCGCGCCCAAAGCGCAACCCAACAGTTTTATTAACCGCCCTTCTGGATCACCGTGGATTAGGAGATAGCCTTGAACGAACAATTTGCATCTGTCCATCAAAGTCTTGATAAAGCCAGCGCAATAGCCAAATCGCTATACGAAGAAAATATGGCGGACTACGAAGAATCCGAACGCATCAGAATCAAGCATCGCATTCTGGAGTCAATGGTCGCCATAGTTCGGGGGGATGCCGACGATAGATCAACGATCAGTTTTTCTACAACAGGCAAGATGTTTGGCGTTGAAACCGGCTCTTGGCTGACCCGATTTCGCATAGTGCGCAAGATGAAAGGCGGGCATTGGGAGTTATGGTATTCCTCGATCATTGATCATGAACGATGGGTACAGATTCGCGGCAATACAGAAGAAGAATCCCTGGCCGCGCCTATCGGAATCGCCGTTAAATCCGTTGAAAGTTATTAGGAGGTAGTATGCCGACTGCTTGGAATCACCCGACCGGGAAAGCCCCGAAAACCGTTGCCCTGGTGTGCCTCGGCCCCTCGCGTAACAGCTACATCGGCGCGTGCTTTGAATCGGATTTGTCGGATTCACTGGCCGGCGTTGACGAAACCTGGACGCTGAACCGGGGACACAGCGCGTTTCAACATGACCTCTGTTTTGTCATGGATCATCTTGGCGGCGAATCCGACAAATACCCCCGCTACGGCGCGTCGTTGTGGAACCACACGAAGCCGATTATCACCTCGGATAACTGCGAAGGCTGGCCGGCGCACGTCCACAAATTCCCGTTCAAGGAAGTGTGGAACTGGACGATTGGCGCGGTGAACCCGCAACACGGGGACTGGTATCACAACAGCGTTGCTTACATCATCGTGTATGCCGCCTACATCGGCGTGAAAGAACTGCGCATTTTCGGCGCGGATTATTCGATGCACAGCAGCGGCGTGGTCGAGGACGGTCATCCGTGCGTCGCCTACTGGGTGGGCAAGATGGAGCAAGTCGGCTTGCGGGTGCTGGCTCCGGGCGATTCGGCGTTTCTGAACATCAATCAGCGGTCGTGGATTTACGGCTATCGCGACGATCCGCGCCGCATCCCCGCCAATCGCGCCCGGTTCCGGG